GAACCAGGTACATTGATAATTGGGTCTCCAGAAATAGTAAATGATATTGTTGTATCTTTGTCAGTTGTAAAGTTTGTAAGTTCTAATGTAGGGCCATTTAGCCATTCTTCTGTTGCTTTGTTAGCTCTTGCTCTATATGCAATATCTCCCAAATCTTTTTCTTTTACTTCAATAATTTTTGCAGCAAAATCTTCACCAACTTTTGCACCTTCAGCAAGTTTACCTTGCTTACCATATAATTGCTCCCTCAATGCTCCCAATTCTTGCTCTAATGCTTGATTTCTAGCAAATAAAGAAACCCTTTGTATTGATTCAGCAGTTGCTTTTTGAATTGCATTTTGTAAATCAGTTAATGAACTTGCTACTTTAGAATTTGCTTGTAAAGATTGATTATCGGCATTTGCAACTAATAATTCCTTACCATCTATTTCAACTCTTAAACTTTGAGAAACTATTTCTAATTCAGTTACTTTTGCTCTTAAATCTAATATAATATCAGTTTGTTCAGCTATTGTTATATCTCTTAATCTTATATCTTCTAAAGCTGCATCGTAAATTACTTTAAGAACCATTTCCGGTCTTTCTGGTTCTTCTATTGGTAATAATTCAAATATTACCGTATCTATTGATTTTATTAATTCTTCTTCGTTATATTTTGGCTTAGTTAATTTACCAAACAAAACTCCATCTCTATCCTCATCTGCTCTAAAATCATATAAACCAGAATTTGTTTTTTGCGGCAAAGCAAGAGAACCGCTAATTTCTATAGCGTTTACTAAACTTTCATTTTTTAATCCTGTCATTGCCATTTTATTCTTATTTTACAACACTAAACGTTATTTCATCATCAAAGTATTGAACACTTCCATTTAAAATAACTTTAAATTCAATTTTATATACTCTATCCGATTCCCAATTTGATAAATTTAAATTAATAAAATTACTTGTTGAATCGCAACTTATTTTTGAATAATCACTAAATGGTATTATAATATCATTTGATGCAAAATCTTTTATTTGATAATATGATGTTTGCGGTAAATATTTTGTTGTGTTGTAAGAAAAAGAATTTGAAAAACTTTTTAATGGATATAACTCTCTAGCAAAAATTCTTAATTTTGGAGTTGTTCCTACTTTGTATTCTTTTTTAAGATTAGTAATTCCTATTTTAATATCATCGTTAGAAATTGCTGTTAATGTTCCTGTTGAAAAGTTTTGGTCGTTCCAACCAATTCTTATTTTAGGTTGGTATATTGTATTTGTTTCTTTAGAAAAGAACTTTAATTGTCCATAATCTTTAGTATCATTTTCAAAAGTATCTGAATATTTTATAATAATACCATCATTTGGTCTAGAACCACTCATCCAAGATTGAAGTAAAGATTTTACATTCATTTCTATATCAGCTGTTTTATAACTAAATGATTGAGATGCTGAATTTGCTATCCACCAAGTACCACCTGTACCATTATTTGGATTAGCATCACTACCATCTGCTAAACTATTATCTAACCAATCTAATTTAGTATCGCCTTCTCTATAATTCCAAGTTACCCCTTGTGTTGAAATATTATCAAATCTAGTACCAGTACCCATTTCCCAACTTCTTGAAACAGCATTTGCATAAATTGTATATTCTAATGGAATTTCTTCACTCTTTGTTTCTTTTAATATTAAAGTTGCTTCAGACATGGATATTGATGTATCAACCAAAGATGATGATAAAAATCCCACTTCAAATTTTAAAAGTGCTCTAGAAATATCTTTTATATTTCCATAGTAAACTTTACTTACTTCTAATATCTCATCCAAACCAGTATTTTGATTTGGTTGTTGAAGATAAACCGATGCATCTTTTGATGCTGTTAAAAAATAGTATGCCATTATCTTGCTCTTCCTTTAATATCTGAATCAGGGAATTTAACCTCAAAAACCGATGGGTCTAATGATGGGTAAATAATTTTTGATTTAGTTGCTGCATCAATATTGTAAGAATTTACCGAATATCTTCCCCCACATTTATTTGTAACTACAACAGATGGTACTGATTGAACTCCTTCAACATTTGCTATTATTAGTTCAACTTCACTCAAATTAATTGTTTGATTAAAACTCCAATTATCTATATTAAAAAAATCTTTCAATTCTGTAATACATTTTGCTACTACTTCATTTTTATTGTAATTTTGATAGCAAATTATTTCAAAATCAATACCAATATTAATTATAAAACCATCGTTGAAATTTACACCATCAGTTAAAATTCTATATTCATTTAAATATGTTTTAAGATTTTCTTTTACACCTCTGTTTAAAGTTGTTAAATGATTATTTCTATCATATCCTAATAAATAAAGATTAATTGCAAACGGATTGTTTTTTTCATTTTCATTTGAAGTTTTTCCAATTAAAAAATTTTGTATTTCTGTTTTTACCGTTGCTGCTGTTGGCTCTTCGTTATCAGGTTTATTAACAAAACTCATTACCAAATCAGTAAATTGTTGAAGTGAATTTGGCGATGCTAAAATTGATGATGGTGAGTTATTATCTAAAGTACCATCAGCCACTGCGTATGCTTTTGCAACTCCACCAAACTTAGATGGCATTGATAAAGCTCTAACTTGATAATCTTTAGCAGTTACTGCTCTATTTTGAGAACCAAAATTAGCTAATGCGTTTTGTCTAATTTCTTCTATTGTTTCTCCACCTCTACCACCAATAGCCGGAATTTCATTATCAACCGCTATTGAATTTTTTGAACTTTGTAAAACTCTAATTTCTGCGCTTGTATATTGTGAAATATCTTCTTCGTATTCAATACCATCAAGTTGAGTTAATTCTCCTTGTGGTACATTTGAATCAACACCACCACCTTTAAAATATTTAATGGTTATAGTAGTATTTGATGGAGATGTACCATATGTTTTTGTTTTTAAGAAATTAGTTGGGTCAAATGATTCTTCTAATCTATTAATTGAGTTTGGCAATCCCAATCCTACGTTTTTAAGGTTTGGAATTAATAACTCATCAGATGCTGTTGGGTCTCCGGCTCCAAATTGAATTGTTGTTGTACTATCTGAATTTATTTTAGTAACAAATCTTCTTGATGTTTTAATAGTTTTTAAAATATAAGGAACTGTTGATTTAAATTGTGATAAATCTGAATCGTTTGCTTCTGTATTTGGTTCTTCAACAAAAACCATTTCTTGTGCTAAATAAGGAACTTCATACCATTTGTTACCATCAGAATCTCTTACATCATATATTTGAATAATATCAGTATCTCCTAATTTAATAGATTCAAAAGCTTTATAATTTCCAAAAGTAAAACTTTGAGTTACTTCTATTGCTGAAATTACATCTACATATTTTTTAAATAAATAAAATGTTGGTTCTCCTGTTGTTACATCTCTTTGATATACAGAAGTTTCTCTATCGGTTTCATCGCTAAAATCTACAACATCTGTTGTTCTAAATAAAACTCCTGTTTTTGAAGATTTTACTCTCATTCCTGCTTTTATTTTTAAAGCATATTTTGTATCAGGCTTATTATCTGAGCTAGTTCCTATTGATGGAACTAATTGATAAACAGAAAGTTTTGTTACCGCTGGTGCTGTTACTTTTGGTTTATAACCTAAAAACTGAGCTAATGATAACACATTCTTTTTATCTTCTGCATATGGTAACATTGATTCTTTAAGAGTATCATCTACATAGTAAGATAAAACATCACCAATGTAAGAAGCCATCTCAATAAACATCATACCAGGAGATGTTTCATTGAAATCATTATACGTTTTAGGAAAATAATTTTTTGCAAATTCTATTAAACTATCTCTATAAGATGCAAAATCTTTATTAAGATATTTTATATCCTTTCCTTTATTTTTAAAATTTTTATTTGTAGTTTTTAAGGCCATCTTTTAATTATTGAACTGTAAATGTTAATGCTTCTAGTTTTGGATTTTCTCCAACTCTAAATTTAATAGAAACATCTACTTGATTTCTATCTTTTAAATCATTAGATTGTTTTATATCTATTGTATCAATTGTAACAAAAGGAAGCCACATAGATAATGATTCAGAAATTCTTTGTTCAATTCTATCAGGCAAATCTTCGGTATTTTGTTCAAAAAGTAATTCTTGCAATCCACTTCCTAAATTTGGTTGCATTACTCTTTCATATTTCTTTGTAAGAAGTAAACTCTTAATATTTGTTTTTACTTGTTCTGCGGTAGTAAATGATTGATTAAATGCAGTATTACCAATTTGTAATGGTAAGGTTATACCTATTGCATAATCATTATACTCTTTAGTATCAATTACTCTCTTTTGACCAAGTATTACAGGCATTACTTCTTAAATCTTTTAACAAGCTCTGAATAATCTCTATTCAATGCTTTATCTAATTCAGCTACACCAGTTTGAACTCCCAATCCAGTTTTTTGAGGTCCGCTGGTGAAATCTCCGTAACCCATTTTTTCAGCAATTGCTGTTCTACCTACAATAGAACCCATATCACCTTGTCCAAAATTCATAGTTCTAAAACCACCATCGCTTCCAACGGCTGCTTTAGTTTCATTAAGAATTTGATTAATCATTGGATTTTTGCTATATTCTTTTTTTGATTCTACAATAGTATTATCATCACCTAAAATAGCTTTAGCCATACTCAACCCTTCAGATTTAGTTTTTACAACCTTTCCCTCAGCCATCATTTTTTTCATTTCGGCTTTAACTCCCTCTTTAATTAGAGCTGGTAGTTGTTGTTTAACTTCCTCTTGAACTAAGATTTGAATAGCTTTTAAAAGTTTATCAGTATTCATATTTCTTTATTGTTATGTTTATAAATATTTAAATGGATTATTTTTGGGTTTATTATACCTTGTCTGTATAAAATCCCCAATATTCCCAATGCCACATCTCATCAACACCATTACCATCTGCCAATCTATATGGATTATACCACCCATATTTAGGCGCATTGTTGGATAGCCATCTATATAAAGATGATGTTTCTCTACCTTGTTTATTAACACTAGGTACACCACTACCACCAACTGCTCTATACAATTCACCAAAATCTAGTGCTAATCCCCAACCATGTGGAGATTTACCAGCTTTAGCTATTGTAGAACCACTACCCAAAGAACTTTGATGCGATACACTTCTATAAGCAGATGTTATTGTCCATCCAATACCAGCAGATTTTGCAGCTGCTTTAAGTTTAAAATATTGATTTGCTGCTTCTGGATGTAGTAGATACCAACCACCCGTACCTTTGTATGTATATTCTGCCCTACCACCCTTTTCAACACCAATCATAGTATCTGGTGGTAAAGTTCCATTTTCGTATTTACCTTTCCAATCAGGTGGTGCTGAAACTCCAATAGCTCCAACTTGAGCAAATATTTTAGCTGGTGGGCCACTTTCTATCTTTTTTAAATTTTCAGTTGAAGGTTGTTTTTCTTCTGGTTTAAAATCGGTAGGTGGTTCACCTTGTATAGGAGTGGGTGCTGATCTTGGTGCGTAATCAAAATTTGTTGTAGCTTGTTCGGCTGGTTTGGCTTCTATTTTTTTATCACTATCTACCTTGCCATTATTTTTTTCATGTTCATCTACACCCTTTCCTTCTGATTCTGGTGAATCATCGGATGGTGGTATTTGTGGTGATGGGGTTGATGGTGTTACTGTATAACCAGACCAAATAACCACACCTGGTCCAGGAGTTGGTACAGGTACAGTTGGATATAATGATATTGTTGAAGCTACTCCCGAAACTGTAGTTAAATGCTGAGTAGCATATTGAATAAAATCATCAATTATTAAAGAAGTATTTTTTGTAGGGTCTATTATTGACATAACTTAAATATTATTCATATATTGAAACGTGCATTGGGTCAAAACTTTTTAACCAAGTCATTCCCTCA